CACCTGTGCTGTTCAATTCACCTCCATTGAATGTGACACTTGAACAGATTGACTTCATCAAGAAAGTACTTGATAAATCATCGAGTGACAGTAGATTCGCTGACAAGGCACTAGTAGCAATCACACGCATCCTAACAGGTGGCTCAGTCGCTCCTCCAGTAATCACTTCAATCAGTCCCAACACGGTAGTCCTCGGTTCACCGAATTTCGATGTATTGATTAACGGATCAGGCTTTACACCTGAGTCAGTCATCGTATTCAATGGATTCGATGAGCCGACTACACTCGTATCACCTACACAAGTGAAGACTGGCGTGAACATGTCAGTCTGGGCTGCACCTGCTGTAGTTCCCATCATGGTTCGATCAGCTAGCGGGGCACTAAGCAATGCAATGAACTTTGCATTCACTTCAACTGCTCTGTTTACTGCTCAGGCAAAGAGTGAAGAGAAGATTCTGAAAGAAGAGAAGAAGTGAATCTTCGCAAGAAGAAACTACTGGATGCTAGACCAGTAGTTGGAGGTGGTGGGACACCATTCAGTGGATTGGTGTCTACCATCAATCTAATCAGTCATTGGCGTATGACTGAGGCATCAGGTCAACGAGTCGATGTGCATGGAACTAATAATCTAACTGATAATAATACAGTCGGTACGGCAGCAGGTAAGTTCGGTAATGGTGCGGATTTCATTCCAGCTAATCTTGAATATCTTTCAATTCCAAATAATGCAGGCCTAGCTACAGGTGATATTGATTTCACTGTAGTGGCATGGGCTAAATTCGATGACTTGTCAGTCGAACGAGCCATTCTATCGAAGTATGACATTACATTAACTGCTAATAGGAGTTATAAACTTTCAGCTCATCCCTCAGTGGGTGTAGTCTTTTCACTCAATGGGCCGAATGCGGGTGACATCTTTCATAACAATGGAACTCCAATATCAACTGGTGTATTTCATCTATTCATCGCATGGCATGATTCAGTCAATAACCAAGTGGGATTCGTTCTAGATAATGGATCTCCTCAGACAGCAGCATGGACTGATGGCACACGCGCTGGCACGGCACCACTCATCATCGGTGGGACTCCAGACAATAGTGTCATCAATTCAAACATGATGGATGGAGTCATTCATTCAGTTAGTCTGTTCAAACGGATGATAACTCCTGCTGATAGAACAGCACTGTGGAATAGTGGTAACGGCCTTCCATATTAGGAGTCATCATGGCAATTCAGTTACTTCCAGTCGGTCCAGCCACTACATTGGTTCAGAACCAAGTGTATGCGCTTCCTGCTCAGTTGTGTCTCGTGACATCTTCTGCCGCAGTTGAGACATCATTAGATGGGGTGACATGGGCCGCGCATACATCAGGTGAATTAAGTGGCAAGGTGTTCATTCGATCTGCCGGCGTAGGTACCATCGTAACATGTAAGTAAAGGAGTATATGAGACTCACCCCACTCATTCTAATCGTCGCATTAGCGGGAGCATGTGATAAGAACTACTTCTATCAGCAGAATCCTAATCAGCCGACTAATCCAACTGAACCAACTGTTCAATCAATCAAGGTAGACTATCGAGTAAGTGGCAATGCAACGACGGCGCGTATTCGATACAGTAATCCATTAGATGGATTAGTTCAAGTGATTACGGCGTTGCCGTTCTCAGTTGGATTCAGTACAACTACTGATTCAATCTTCCTATCAATTGAAGCAACTCCACTCACGTATCCACAGACTGTAATTCATCCATTCACTTCAGTACAGATATTCGTGAATGGTAGTCTCTTCCGTGAAGCTAGTTCAGCAGATTTCGTGCAGAATCCGATAGTAGTAAATGGTACATGGAGGAGATGACATGGGATTCTTTGGCGCAGTCGGTAAAGCAATGACATCTAATCCATTCAAGCCCATCAACAAGGCAGTAGGTAAGTTGCCGGGCATGAATAAAATGGCACCTCCCGGAGCTGGTAGAATAGGAATAGGTCCTACTCCTAATCCATCAGGTGGTATGGGTGGTAAGATGGCTACTATGGGTAGACCTCCTCAAGCAATGCCTCAACTACCACCTATGCAACCTGAACAGAACTATGGAGCACCTGCTCCACCAATGGAAATGTCAATGGGACAGCCTCAGCCATTCATGCCTCAAGAACCACAAGTTCCTATTGGTGAACCTCTACCACAAGTGGGCGGTGGTGGTGGGATGATGCCTATTCCACAAGCTCCACAGATGCAGCCACAGAAGCAGAGTATGTTCGCTCAGAAGAAGCCTCAACTATCAGGTAAGGCGGCACGGCGCGGCTACTAATCATGAATGCAAACGAGTGGAAACCTGAGCCAAAGCAGGAACTATTTCTTTCAATTCCTACTACAATAAAGGAAGCATTCTATGGTGGAGGAGCAGGTTCAGGTAAATCCGACGTTCTACTGCTCTATGGAATTGTACATAGATGGCATGAGCATCCAAAGTTCAAGCAAGTGTTTATGCGACGAACCTACCCAGAACTACGTAATGAAATCATACCAAGAAGTCGAGAACTTTATCGTAAGTTCGGTGCTACACTCAATAAAACAGAAATGTGCTGGACATTCCCACGTCCAGATCAGTATGGCGGTACAGGTGGACATAATGAAGGAGCAATGATCTTTCTGGGTCATTGTGAGAATGAAGATGATGTCCATCAATACGATACGATGCAGATTAACCTATTCACCCCTGATGAGTTGACATCAATCACTGAATGGATTTACTTGTATGTCGGATTCCAACGAGTTCGCTCGCCAGTACCAGAATTACCCGCTATCATACGTGCTGCTGGTATGCCCGGAGGTATTGGACATACTTGGACTTACAAACGATTTATCAAACCTGCTCCAAAGGGTGGAAAAATCATCATTGGAAGAGGGGGCAACAAAAGAATATATATCCACTCAACTCTCGAAGATAATAAACATATTGATCCTACATATAAACAGTCGTTACAAGGAATAACGATTGAAGCTGAGAGGAAAGCTAAATTACTAGGTGATTGGGATGCATATCAGGGGCAGGTATTCGACGAATTCAGAGCTAAGAAATTCGATGACGAACCTGAGAATGCATTACACGTTGTACCAGAGTTTGAGATTCCACAATGGTGGCCGCGTATTGTAGTAGGTGACTGGGGATTCGCTGCGATGACATGGATTGGCTACGCAGCAATCTCTCCCTCCAAGCGCGTGTACATTTATCGTGAGCAGTATTGGGTGAAGACGAAGATAGCTGAATGGGCACCTCATGTCAAACTCTACATCGACAAAGAAAGTCCACGACTTATTAGATTTTGTAAGTCGGCGGGCCAAGAAAGAGGACAAGAACACACTATCCAGCAACAAATCGAGGATGAACTTGGAACATCAGTTGAACTTTCTAACAACTCTCCTGGCAGTAGAATCGCTGGCAAACTCCTTATCCATGAATACCTCAGATGGAAGCCAAAAGAAGTAAATCCTACTGAGATTGGAGTATATAACGAAGACTATGCCATGTGGATCATGCGTAATCGAGGGATGAATGAGTATAAGAGTTATCTCGCCTCATTCGATCAGAAGGAACCCGAATCCAATATCCCAAAACTCCAGATATTTTCAGGTGCCGCACCGGTTCTTGTCGAAGCAATTAAGGCGTGTTCTTACGATAAGCCTAAAGGTAATAAACCTGCGGAGGATATAGCCGAGTTCGAGGGCGACGATCCAATAGATGGATTACGTTACCTCGTTGACGCCGCTGAGTCGTTTTTTGACGAAGCGAATCAGGAGTTCAAGAAGATTCAAATGCAGGAAGCACTAGTCAATAAGCTCAATTCGAGTAATGACTGGACTGCATTCTATCGGAACATGGCGAAGGTAGAGTCCGAGTCAGAAGAAAACATTCGTCCTGTTGGGAGATACAGGCATTGATTAAAAGACTCTTGGAAAAGTGGTTCAGGTTGGAGCCGGTACCTTGCCCGACATGTGAAGTTCTGCGCGAACAGCTTACGTTAAGTGAGCAGGAACGCCGCGAACTATTGCATCGTCTGATGGCTCCTCCTGAACCACCCCCCATCGTCATTGAAAAGGAAGAGCCACAGGCGATTACGCCTCAGTTTATTCCTTGGCGTGTGCGTCAGCAGATGTTTGAAGCTGAAGATAGGAAGAAGGCACAGCTCATGAGGGATAAGACTAAAGAGATAGAGGATATCAGTAAATTGGAGAAGGAATTAGGAGTCAAATAATGCCTCTCTTAACCGTTGTCCTCGTGCTTCTCGCATTCGGTGTGCTACTCGCCGTGATTAATCTTTATGGACCACCATACGTTAGTCCTTCGATGCTGAAACTCATCAACTTCGTTGTTGTAGTTGCATGTGTGATTTGGATTCTGAAGGTGTTTGGTGTGTGGGCTTACCTTTCAAAGTTGACGGTGTAGCATGGGCTTCAAGTCAGTAATGAAGAAAATCGGTAAAGTCGCACTAGCGGCTGCTCCGTATGTGGCTGCGCCATTCACTGGTGGAGCATCTCTCGCCTTTGCGCCCATGACTAAGACAGCATTAGGCGCATGGAACGCGCACGATGCTAACTCAGCTGCTGCTAAAGGACTCGCGCCCTCTAAATTCGATGCAATCCTTGGAATGGGTGCTGACTATGCAGGATTAGCTGGTGGTGCGGGCGCACTCGGGGGATTAGGTAAATCCTTTGGTGCAGGTAGTTTCAATACACCTGCTTCTAGTTTAGGTGGAAAAGTAGGCACACTGGCTAAAGTAGGTCAGGGTGTCATGGATAGATTCGGTGGGCAGGGTCAAGGTGGTTACGGAGGAACTCCCCCATTCATGCCACAAGGTGGTGGAATGGGCCAGATGTCCCAATTACAAGGTTACAGTAGAGGTAATGAATCAGGTGGTGGATTAGGTCCATCAATGAATTCACAACAAATGATGAATCCAATGGGAATGGCTGACCAGAATAATCCTAACTTGTCGATGATGATTGGGCAGGGTCGTAGAGAAGCAATCAATGACCAGCCATTCCGTCGTGGATATGAGACTCAGTATTTAGGGTCAGATGATGAAACTCCATTCAAGGCACGGATGCCAAAGATTGGTTCAGTTCAACCTGAACGAAGGGCTAGAAGATAATGGCTCATAAAGAACTAGACGAACCCACTAAAATTTTACTGAAACAAATCATCGATCATTTCGATGATGAAGATAGAGCTGTGCGCGATCGTCAGATCAGAACATGGCGCAGATTAAAGTTGCTGTGGGAAAATATTCAACACGTATATTACAGTGAGGTGGCGCATGACTGGAGAATACCAGAAAGTGAGAGAGTCGGAGCCGACTCCGATCAAGCAAATTATGATAAACCCGTCAACATCTACCGGGCTTACTTGGAATCTATCATTGCGGCACTCTCTATTACTGTTCCTCCTGTTACTTGTTATCCTGATGATGCCGATAATCCTCTCGATGTAACTACTGCTAAAGCTGGTGATAAGATTGCTGAACTAATCTTCCGTCATAACGATGCGCCCTTGTTGTGGCTCCATGCATTATTCGTGTTCTGTACTGAAGGTATGACGGCAATGTATTCATACTCTCAGTCAGATGAGAAGTATGGAACATACGAAGAGAAGGAATATGAAGAAGAACTAGAGGAACATGAAATTACTTCATGTCCATTCTGTCAATCAGAAATGGGTGATAGGATTACTAATCCAATGCCTCAATCAGAATACGAGGCAATGGAAATACAGAAGAAATTAGATGAAGAAATGCGGGCTGACGAATTTATGCCCCCTGAACCATCATTTGAGCATGAGAGATGTGAATCATGTGGTCGAATGGTTGTGCCGAAGAAGGAACAGACTTCATTCACAATCACTCGAATGACAGGAATTACTAAACACGCGAAATCTCGTGTTTGCATGGAAGTCTATGGTGGATTGTTTGTCAAAGTTCCCGTGTGGGCGCGTAGTCAGAAGGATTGTAATTATCTCATCTACTCTTATGAAACTCATTTCGCCAATGTGCTGGAAGAATTTCCAGAATTGCATGATAAAATTACACGAGGAGGAGCTACCTACGATTTATACGAACAGTGGGGAAGAACTAGTCCTCAGTACAGAGGAGAACATCCAGTCAATAACGTAACGGTTAGAAAGTGTTGGCTTCGACCTGCATCATTCAACATATTAACTAAAGATGAGTCAGATGAATTGCGTGAGCAGTTCCCTAACGGAGTGAAAGTGACGGTGGTCAATGATTTGGTCGCAGAGGGATGTAACGAGAATCTTGATGATAGCTGGACTCTTACTTACAACCCTCTTTCGGATTATCTTCACTTCGATCCGCTTGGTCTACTTCTCACTTCGGTACAAGATATCACTAACGACCTCATTTCACTCGTTCTTCAGACTGTCGAGCATGGAATTCCACAGACATTTGCGGACCCCAAAGTACTCAACTTCAATGCATACAGGAATTCAGAAGTTATACCCGGTGGAATCTATCCGGCTACACCAAAATCAGGTAAACCCCTCAGTGAAGGATTCTATGAAGTGAAAACTGCTACTCTAAGTCAAGAAGTTTTACCATTCGCTCAGAAAATACAAGAAATCGGACAACTAGTATCAGGCGCACTCCCAAGTCTGTTCGGTGGGCAGATGTCTGGTAGTCGAACGGCGAGTGAATACTCGATGTCACGCGCTCAGGCACTCCAAAGATTACAGACTTCATGGAAAATGTTACTAGCGTGGTGGAAAAACGTACACAGTAAGACAATTCCTCTCTTCATCAAGGAAATGCGTGATGATGAGAAGCAGGTTAAGAAGGATGAATTTGGTAATTTCATCAACGTGTTCATCCGAAAGGCAGAGTTAGAGGGTAAGATTGGTTCCATCGAATTGGAAGCGAATGAAAACCTACCAATCACATGGAATCAGCAGAAAGATGCGATAATGGCTCTATTTGAGCTAAACAACGAGGCGATTACGGCGACTCTCGCATCTCCTGAAAAT